CGACATTTGTAGTAAAGTAAACCTTACTATTACGAAGTAAATTAATTGACATCGTTTTTTTCCTATAATAAGGTATTTATCGAGCCATTTACGAGACTATTATCTGTATTAGGTCTCTTAAATACGGTTGCTTACATGATCTGATAACGAACCTGTAAGTAAATCTCGCCAACTGCATAGGGAGCTAGTAGGCCCTCGTCCGTAGTTATCGAGTCTATTAAAATTTCTGTTGTTTCATAGCCATTCGTTGTATCATAGACTAATCGTCTGTTCTTATCTACGCAAGTTTCTATATCGCCTAATAGCAGCTCTAGTTGCTCTTGTGCATAGTCCTCGCTTTTGCAGTATACTTTAACACATATGCGTAACATACCCCAGGCAAAATCACTGGGATGGTACTCGCGTGTTTCTGCACCAGGACTTAAGTAAACACTGGGAAAATCTTGTACTTCGTCCCAAAACTTAAGTTTAGCAAAAGCATTATTTTGTAGGTTTATTTGATATGGTGGTACACCATCTATGGTTTTTAACTTTTCTGCTAAGGCACTTAATATACTTGATCTTTTGCTCATAGTGGTACCGCCCTTAGTTTTGTAATCATCAATTGGCTAGCAATTTCTCTAATAGATTTGCCAATCAATAATTTGGGATCTCTACTACGAGGGTACTGCTGTTTGCCACCTTGACTAAAAGTAGCATATGGGTTACGCATATAACTATAAAAAGCAGTAACCATTCCTTGTTTACTAATACTAACTCGCTCTACTGTTGCGCTATTAGCAAGCCTTCCACTTCTATAATTTAATATATCACGCCGATTACCTGTACCCATATTAGCACGAATTCTAGCAAATAGCATCTGATTTATTATACTCTGCAAATCAACTGGTGATTGCTCTTTGCTAGCAGTTTCAGCATTTTGCTTTTTTACAGTAATCTTTTTGGTTTTTACTTGCGGCGTAGCATGAATATCTATACGCTTAGGTGTTCGTTTTCTTTCAACATGCTTTTTAGGCTTTTTAAACTTTTTAGGAGCTAGAGCATTTAGTATTGATTGTTCAACGTCTTCAATAATTGTATTGGATCCAGCAAGATTAGGAAAATCTTTACCTGTTAATACTTTAGCAATACTTGCCTTTAACTCACGAAATATCCTACCTTCTTCCTCAGAAAACTTAAGATTTAGTTTTTGCCTGTGTAGCGTAACTACTACATAACCTTTACCTAATACTCGCTGTGTAGCCTCAATAGCTTCTGGTGCTACGTTTTTAAAACTATACTGAGCACCTACTTGAATACTGTATAAATCTTGTAGGGCTTTGCGTGCTAGCTCAACAATTTGTTGATTGTGTGTGCCTTCACCAAACTTTAGTACATCACCAATTTTTAGTTCAAGTGGCGAAGTTAGTGGATCTTCATCTGCTGTAGCTACATGACCTATGTCTACCTTACGACGAGCAGTTTTAGTTACACTACCACTAGGTACGCCCTTTTTGTTTAATATATCTTTAACTATTGTATTAGTACCAAAACTAGTTTTAGCTAAATCTGGGTCTCTAGATAGATTTCTAACAACTGTATCTAGTGCATCAAAACTGTTAGCTACTATAAATCTAAAGTTATCACTGCCATCAATATAAACATAACTAAACCCTGGTTTATTAAAATAACCTGCTGGTACAGCTTCTAGCGAAGCGTACTTGCGTTTAGCAGTTTTATCTAACACACGCTTTAAGGCTTCATAAGCGTTATCATAAGCTTGCAGGTGCTGAGTAGTATTTCTATATACGTTTACTTTTAGTGCTTCATATGACAGATCTAGTATATGTGTTTTGGGATTTAATACTTCTTCACGATAATTTCGCTTAAGTATCACTACTAGCTCTGGATGTACTTGTGAAATTATATCATCAAGGGTTACATTTCCAGCCATTATGTATAGTCCGCTACATATTGATCTAGTACCCGCTTAATGTGTGCTGGAAATGCTGTACTTTGCACATACTGTATTTGTGTAACATTTGGCGTTACATCACGGTTAACATGCACAGCACTATTATTCTTCGAATAGTACTCTACTAGGTCCATTACAGCTAGTTTTAAATCGTCAGGTACAGTTTCAAACCCTGCTAAATAACTAACTTGATAACCGCGAATTAATGGTGCAAATAGCGGTACATTTAAACACCTAATACTATCACCATCTTGTACCCAATCTGTATATTCTACTAAATTTGTATAAGTTTTGCCATAATCTATACTACGTCTAACAAATAGTATATTTACTACAGGGCTTTCTTTTAACATTAAATTAGTAAAACCGCCTTCAAATGTTTCTAGAACAGGTTGATCGTAGTAGTCAATAAAAGTACGGCGGCAGTATGTTTTGACTAAGCTACTAACTTTTGGTATTAGCAACTCGATTTCATCATCTTTATTGCTACTTTGTATTCCCAGGTAATTTTTATACTCTGTTTTGGTTATTAAGTCTGTAGCCATAGTAACTCCGCTTTATGTCTCTAAAACCTGCCACAGCAGGCTTTAGAGACAGGACTCATGTGAATCCTGTCTACATTTAAAATTAAGCTACGTAACGGATTGTTGAAACTGCGGGTCCGTCAACTGTGCTAACTTGTGTCATACCCATACGTAGGCTAGCAACTAGAACACGGCTTTGACGCTCGATTAGATCGTCTGTGTCTACGCGCATACCACGCTGATTACCAACGATAAAGTTCATTGGGTTGAATATAACAGCAGCAACTTCTGTAGCTGTATGTGGGCTTGCATCTACAAACTCACCGCTAACAATAACTGGTGTATTAGCAACGCTACCAATTTGTCCTGTTAGGATTGTGGCGCGATCACCAACTTTGTCAACTGTTAAGAAGTTACTATCTTCTAGTAGTTCATAGTACTGGCTTGTGCCAACAAAGATGATTAGGTCGCTAGGTGTTAATCCCCAAGCTCCTAGGTCTTTACGAGCTGCTTGTAGTTTAGCAACTGTTAGCTTAGCACTATCACTAATGTCTAGTGTAACTGCGCTAGATGCATCATACTCTGCAATACCTTTAACAGGATCAGCAGTTGTAGTACCTAAGCCAAATAGCATTGCTTTGTCAACGCTTTTAGCCATACGACGTGTCATTGCGTCACGAACAACTGGAAGAATAGCTAATAATGCATCTTCATCTTCTTCAAAAGCAATGTACTCACGTGTAGCTAGCTTATAGCTGCTTAGTGTGATTTCTTTTAGCTGATGAGTAGCTGTGCTGCCGCTGCTGTTGTTATTGCTATTACCAAAGTCAGTATTAGCAACCCAGCTTGCATATCCTGCTTCTGGATTGACAGGAATCTTCATGATTGGGTTATTCATAGCAATCTGGCGAACTGTACCAGCAACTACTAAACGCTTACGCATTTCAGCTTCTAGGTTTGTGCTAACTTCTGTTTCCCATGTTGCTGTAGGAATACGTGGGCTAGGTGCACTACCTGCATACTTTTGTACAAGGTCTTTACCAAACTTAGTATCTTCAATGCTTTTACCACTGATTTTGCTAAGTAGGATAGCTTTCTCTTTCTCATGATAGCTAGGACCGCTATCATTACGTGCATCTGTAAACTGCATACGGCTCTTTTGAATAGCCTCTAGCTCAGCAGCTTTTTCTTTAAGAGCTGTTTCTAATCCCTCAAGCGCACTCTTGTGGCTGTCGGCTTGCTCGGCTAGGCGCTTTTCAACTTCAGCTAATAGCTTTTCAGCACCTGTGTCAACTGTTTGAACTGCGCTAACAGCAGCCTTAATCTTAGCTTGTAGCTGTGCTTCTTCGTCAGCTTTACGCTGCAACTCTTGAGCAGCCTTGGCTTGAGCTTCTACAACAGCACGGGCTGTTTGCTCTGCAGCTTTAGCAGCAGCATCTGCTAACAATTTTTCTAACTCTTTTGGATCCATGTTCCATTCCTTTGTAGTATCGCTATTTGCTTGCGTAGATGGCTCTAGCCCTTTAGCTGATTCCGTAACTTCGGCAAATTGCTGTTTAAATAACTCAAACTCTTGGGCATTATCAAATGCCTTGGCTAAACTAAATAGTGTGTTTTGATTTGCAGGTACACTAACTACACTGATTTCATGTAGTTCTAGGTCTTTGATCATAAATGTTTCGTCTTCTTGCCTATACTCAGCATCCTTGACCCTAAACCCAATACTAAACGCGCTTAATATCCCCTTTTTGATCAACTTATACACATCACCAATTTCACTAGGAATTTGTGCTTTAATCCACAATCCTTGCTCATCAGCTTTGTAATCAACCATTTTGCCAATTGGCATTGTGTGATTATGATATGCTAAGATGTTGTTTTTTATATCCATCTTACTCCTCTTAGTTGCTAGGCCTACCACCCTCTGATGGATTGGCTGCTGAACCTGCAATGTTAGCAGGTATTCTTAGGGTATCATTTCCAGTTATAGTTGGATACCTTAATTCTATACGGGCTTCGTTTGGAGTTATAACGCCGCCATTAACTAGTGTACTATGATAAGCTGCTACATCTTTTAGTTCAGGTTGTAGTGCACTCACGTTGCTAGTTACTTCTCCAACGTCATATCCAAAATATCTTTCCAGTGCGGAAACATATAGCCTAACGATTGGCAATACAGTTTCCAGGTAAAATAACCGTAGATTAGGGGCAATGTTAGCATTGTTACCACCCTGCAATAGTATAGGCGGTATGCCTACGGTTGTCATTACACGCTCACTGTGTCGTGCAATAGCCTGATCAAAGTCTAGGTCTTGAAAATTGCCGTCCTGCAATTTAACAGGCTTTAGTCCACTATCTAGGATAATTGGTCGACGCCCACCAGCTCGTGGATTATATCGCTGTGACCAGTACTGATAAGTTTTATCTTTGGCAGCTTGCGACAAGCTGTTATCAGTGGTTAGTGCTATACCAAACATAGCACCGTTCTTAAAGAAGTTTTCTTGAAATTCGTGCATGTTATAGAGTATTTCTATGCTTTTACGCGCTGCACTTAATCTGCTCTGCCCGCGATAAATACTCTCCGAATTAACATCACGAAAATAAAACACCTCCGACTCACGAAAATCTACTACACCATTATACCTATAGCCGCTAATAAAGGTACGGCTATCAGTTAAAATCTCTACATGATCTGCTGGCAGGTGGTACATAAAGGTACCATCAAAGTGTACAAATGCGTTGCCGTCTAGCAAGAAATCTGTAAATAAGCAGCGACGAAATTCTTGTGCTGACTGGTAAGGATTTGGACGAAAATTAAGTAGCGTGTTTAGTTGTTTTTGACGTAAGCCAACTACCACACCATCATGTTGTTTATCGCGTATATCATAGTCTAGGCTACTACAAGCACTTACTACTTTGTTAATACTAGTATTAACACAGTCTACATCTCTAAAGTAGAACTGATAAGTAGCTGGCTGTGTTGTACCAACTTGTGTGCCTTCCTGTTCACTAATACGCTGCTGAGCTGGATTTAGCTTTTCAACTAACCACTCACGTAATCTTTCCATTCTGCTCATACCCACTCCTAGGTAAATTGGCTAAAGAATCCACCAGGCTTGGTTACCACTACACCACTAGCTTTAGACCGCTGCGTTTCAATCCAAGTACGCTGTTTAGGTACACTGCTAACCGTGGGAATTTTACCATAAACACTATGCAGCATTACATGATGGCGATTACAGAGTGTGTAAACCAGTTCATATAACTCATGATAGTGCTCTTGAATAAATTCATCACGAACAGCTAGTATGGCCTCGTCAGTACTAATATCATAACCCATGCTATCTGCCCAGTTGTATAACAAGTTGGTTATACTGTGCAGATGATGTAGCTCTAGGTCATTAGTAGCACCACAAATATAGCAACTAGATTGTTTGGTGTATGCTGCCTTGGCTTTGTCTCTTACCCATTTGACTGCGATGCGATTGTTTGTATTTTTTGCCATTTTGATTTTGTTAATTATAACCTATAAGGTAGTACTATTGCAACCATAAATTTTACCACCTATATAACATAGCTGTAAAGTGCATAACGAACAGCATCAGCCATGTGACTATACTTATTGTGCTTGGGCCGTTCACGTGCTAAACCCTCACGATCGTCCCACTGGTACTGATCTAGCATGGCTAAAACGTGCTTACAGTCTTGATGTACCCTAAATCTACCCTGCTGCACTAGTGTTTGCACATAAGCAATGCCTGGTAACACATCTTTTTTAGCACGAGTAGTAGCAATATCGTAGTTGTAGGCTAAGTCAGCGGCAAATTGTGCAGCTGCACTATCAATAAACACAGTTTCTACGCCATACTCTTCAATAAACCGACTAAAATGCTCTGCATGTTGCTTGGTAGTCCTTTCACTCTCACAATAATCCTGCACACAGTAAAAACAATCTGTATTATAGTCGTAAACAATGGTTACCCAAGCTGTTTCGTCCTTGTAACCAGGGTCTAGGCCAGCTATCGTTTCACCACGTAGGTCTGGCAGTTGGTCTAGGATATACTCAGGCTTGAATCCCTCATAAATTTGACCTAAATAGCTAGTAAAACTTGCCATGTACTCCTGCTCAAACTCTGCCTTACTCATAGACCGTTTAGCTTCATCAACATCCGACTGTGCCATGCGGCTATTCTCCGAATAGTCCGCTTGTAGTGAGACCCATTCTGGAAAGTTAGGGTCAAATCCACGAGCCCAAAATTTACTAAACCAGTTGTTTTTA